AACAGATCCTCTCCCTGGGACAATAACTTCTTCAACACTAGTTAAGTCATAACCTGAATCACTTGCATGCGCACGATAAGGTAATACTGCATCTGCATGTGTTTTAACGAACTCCATTTTTACACTACTCATTCCACTAATATAGTGTAAATAGAGAGTTATTCAAGTAAATATTTTTATGGATGATATTAATCCGGATGATTTAATTTCTCAGTTAAAAGCTATTCCTGCGGATAGTAATAAAATTTCTAGAGCTGTACAAGAGCGGCCCGATCTTGACAAAGAAGAAATTGAAAACTTTGTAATTCAAAATTCTGCTAAACTTATACAAGATAGTTTAGAGTTAATTGATAATATGAAAGAAGTTGTTCATCATATGCCTGAAGCAGAAAATATGTCTGCTTTATCAGAGCTCGTAAAAGCTTCTACAGGAGCGATCGATACACTGAATAAAATTGTATTACAAGATAAAAAATCTAACACAACTCTTAAAGCTAAAGAGATGGATATCGAATCTAAAAAAGAATTACAACAATCAGATCAACAACATTCTTTAACTATGAGTAGAGAAGAAGTTATTGCAAACTTGCTTAATCATAAAGATGTTATTAATGTAGAAGCTGAAGTAAAAGAACCAGATAAGATCACTTAAGTATATCTATATTAAACGGCCTATTTAGTGTTTCGACTTTATTTTTTAATATATCAACTCTTTCTTTTGATCTTTCTACTACAATATCAAAGACACCAGGTACCATTTTTTGTTTGTTATTAATTTTATTAGTAGTTAACCAGGTAAGTAGTTTATAAGAACCTCCAAGTACGATGGCGATAACTTCGTTTACTTCGTCTTGGTTTTCTTTTAGTCTCTTATAATGGAAGTGATCGGTGACAAGATTTTCTCTATGAGCTATATCTCCAACATCTGTTGTACTAATGACTTGTTGCATATTACGCTTAAATAAAGCTTCTGCTCTTCTACTAAGACCTAAAATATTTTTACGAGTGTCGAGCTCTAATTTATCATCAATAATACCATTAAAGGGAAACGGTGTCGGGTCTGAATCTTCATCACCGTAATGCATATATCTACTTTGAGGGGTTTGATATTGAGAGAAAATAAAACCACAGCTTTCTGAAACCTCTTGTAGAAAAGTATCTTCTACATTAATTTTTTCTTTTAATAGCTCTTTTACTTTGTGATGACTTTTTCTATATTTGTCTAACCACCATGCGATAAACTCTCCATGTTTATCTTCATTTATTATATCAAACGCTGAAGAAATATTAGCTACCTTTTCGTTTACTTGTTGCGTAGTATCTTTAGTTAAAGGTATTTCTCTTCCTTCTGTTGTTTCAGCAATTAAGTTACCTTCTGTATTTACAATTATAATAGCATCTCCGTCGTCTGTAGTTTTTAAAAACTCTCCAGGGTTTAAATTTATTTCTAACTGTTTGAGGTATTTTGTTGCTTTAGGGTTTTTAGCAAAAGATTGTAAATTTATATTTGCATTCGTGAGTTGTTCCCAAAACGTTGCTTCTGCAGTAATAGGGTCTGCTTGAAACTTTAAACTATCATAATATTTTGATAAAGCTAAAAAGTTTATATAATGTTCTATTACAGTATTAAAATTTGTATACGCAATATGAAAGTCAACTGTATTAGTTAACTTAATATCAACTACTCTAGGTACACCTGTTTTGGATGGTATTGCGCTCATTTTGGTTTGTCTAATTTTACACAATCTATAGACGTACTGTATTCTTCGGCGCCTATAGTAGTAAGGTTTTTAGTTATGTACCAAAAACCTGGTATCTTTTCAGCAAATTTATTCTTATTATTTAAATCAATATTCATGTAAATAAACTTATTAGAAGAAAGTTCTATATTACCAACACAACTAAAATTTGCTTTAGTGAGACTATCAAGTAACTGTCTTTGTAATTTAATAGTACCGTAATGCATGACACTATTTTCATCATCAAGAACAAACAACCGATCCTTAACATTACTAAATTCTTCATTTACGTCTATATTAATTTTATTATCTTTTCCGTCAGGTAAAGACTCTAAACTACTATTTTTTTCAACAGTAGATATAGTGCCTTTGTCACTATGTATAGTCCATTTTCTGCTTTTAATATCAAATTGTACAATTTCTTTTTTCTTTAAATTATTGAAAGTAGCTCTCGGGTGTGCTTCTGTAAATTGTATATTATTAATATCAACAGGGATATAAGTAAAATGTCTACCTAATACGTTACCTGCTTCTTTATTAGTATAATTTTGTCTATTGTCGTTTGTTTGTATTTTTACCCCTCCAGCAAAATTATTTCCCAAGTTTGATTGCCCGAATAAAGATTGAATAGCAGCGTATTTAGTTTTGTCTGTTTGAGAATATATCTTATTAACACTACTCCGTATAGACTGAAGTTGAAATTGTCCGTTATAATGAGTTAATATACCTCCACTCTCATCTGTAGAGACATACGTTTTCATTATTTCCCGTATTGCTTTTAATGCGTTTTCTCCTGCGGGTAAAGTATAGTAAACTTTACCTATACCATCATCCCAATTGTCATGGTCAATGATATCTGAATCATCAGTAAACCATACTAATAAATCTTTGAGCGCTCGACCTGAGTTTACTTTTGATTGGCCCCACCTTGTTTGGGTTTTTTGATCTGAAGTCTCTCTCAATCTATCTGTACTCCATGGAAGTAATTTGTTACCTAAATGCCAAAAAACATTATCTATAAAATGATAAAGAGTTAATTTAGTATTTTCTTGTACAGTATTTTGTTTATCGACTACAACAAAAATTTTATCTAATATAACTTCATCTGTATAATTACATGAAACCTTTTCTGGAGTTTTTGCTGCAACCTTTATTCGCAAAAATTCTTGGCCGTCTCCATATGTATTATATTCAGAAATAGAGCCAGTTATTTGTCCTAAATCTACTTTAGATAATGTTGTAGCATTTTCATTATCATTAATGTAGAGACTACCCATTAAAAACGGGGTGTTGTGATTACTTTCAAATACAACTTTATTTAACGTATTAGAATCAGCAAATTTTACCTCCCCTCTATTATTAAAAAGAAAAGCAGATATTTTATAGTCTGTACCATTTGCGTTAATTGTTACATATGGTAAGTCTACGGGTGCTTTAATTTTTGCTTCTGGTACGTTAGCCATTAGTTAGTTTTTTAATTTCTGCTAAAATAGGACTTACAAAATCAGGACTTATAATTTTGTATACTGCTCCTAATTCTGGATTATTTATAGGGTTATAAATTTTATTAGTTAAACATATCAACCACCATAAATCTTGCGTACCATATACTTCGTTAGACAAAGTAGTCCATGGCTTGTTACTATTAATTCTCAATTCGTAATATATGTCAGATTGAAGATCATCAGGGATAGATATTT